TGGTATTTGGGACCCTGTTGAGTGGGTCTAGGCGGTGGCGAGGTTCAGTCGGCGGCTGGCGCCCCGGGACCTAGACCGGGACGTCGTATTTTTCCTGAGAGTGGCGGCTCGGAGGGCGAGGCTGGCCACCCCGGTGGCGACGATGGCCGTGGTCATCGGGTCGGCCTTGGCTGCGCGGTAGCCAAACTTGAGGCCATTCACCAGACTCCTTCCCACGGCACCCGAAGAATTTGCCGCAAAACCGGATGCAAACTTATTGGCCGAGACTCCGGAGATCGCGCCGCGGTAGGTCATGTAGGCATAGATGAAGTGTCCGAATATCTTCATAAACTGATACTTGAAGGAGGAACGAGCGGCCGAACCCTTGATGTGCTTCTCGACCGCCCGGCCAAAGAGGTTGCCGACTTTAGCAAATGCGCTCGAGTTCTGGGAGATGACGTACGATTGCATGATTCCGGACGCAGCCAGATAGGTGATGTACCAAGCGACCGTCACAGCGGGGACGGTGGACACAAGGGCGGCTCGGCCCGCCTTGATGTTCTGGTACGCCTGTGGGATGGCGAGCACGAGCTGAGCGGTCATGTGGGGCGCCAAGTACGAACCCGGGAGGAGGGTCTCCAACCCCTTGATGGCGGCGACCGTCACTAAGGACTTTCCGGCGAACTTGATCACCTTGCGCGTTCTCTGGAAACTGACGCGAGGCTTGACGACCTGCATATTTCCCGCGGCCGCGTTCGCCAGGATGTTCAGTCCTGACGTGTTTGGGCGCAAGGCGAGTGCCCTGCTGTTGTTTCTGTTGGCCGACCCCCTGAGTTCGCGCAGAGAGACCATCTTAATTTAGGCCGACATTTTCTTCTGCCCGAACGACTTGGCGTACTTGCTGCGGATCCACATGGCGTCCTGCTTGTAGATGCGGGACGCGCGGGGCAGGGTCCGCTTGGTCAGGGTGCTGATGGCGATGAGACGGCGCATCACGGAAACGGGCTTTTCACCCTTGGTGATGCCCTTGGTGAGCGCCTTGTGACGGTTGGTCTTCGCCTCCACAGGGTGGTACCCGTACTTGGTGAGCATACCACCCTTGAGCTTACCGATAACCTTGGTGCTCTTGCCGGCCGCACCAACATCCTTGGCGGGGACAGCCGACACGCGGCTTGTCGCCGACTTGCGGACGTAAGAATAGCCGGTGCGACTCTTGGTTGACTTGACGCGAACAACGCGACGGGTCACACGACGGACGTGGCTAGAACGCAGTGCTGATTTCATTGTTATTCTCTACTGGGAAAAATTCTGAGAGTACCCTTTGAGAAACATCTTGAGCTTGCTATCATTTGACGCGTTAAAATCATACACGTCATCACCCTCTACACTGATGTCCAACACCGGCCACTCATATGAATGACGCAATTTCATAGTAGAATAGAGGATACTAATCGCGTACGTCTTGAGATCCTTAACCTTTTCCAATCTTGACCAAGCAAGTTTCATGGAAAAAACATCGTCTGGATTTTTACCCAAAAATGGAGCCCCGGGAGTCACCTCCGCTGACCCGCCATCTATATAGTTCCAGCCATCCTTCAATTTTACACTAGAAAATAGGAACGGTATGGCGATCGTAGCGCATACCGCGTCCAAAACGCTCATAGAGGGGGTCGCATCCACTGAAAAATAAACAGTCTTCATAAAGTCCACGCAGTAAGCTGATGTGTATAGCTTTATAGGGTGCCAGTCATAGAGTTCCTGAAACGTAACATCTTCTTTATCCATAAAGAGGCGGCACGCGTCAGAGAGCACCTTGCGTATTTTCAAGTGGGGTATTAGACCATAATCTTTGAGAAGCACCTTTATATTTGGTTTCATAATCTGTTTTAATGGAACATTAAGTGAAAAATCCAGAACCTTCGTGGGGTCGCCTTTCGCCAGACAATACATAAAGCCGAGAAGGCCTCCCGCCGACGCCCCCGAAATCGCCTCAAGATCATCAAGGTTTCCTTCCCTCTTGAGCTTGGAGATTACTCCAAGATAAAGGAAGAACCCCATCGCACCTGGACCTATGACGAGGTTTTTCATCTACTAGTAGAACTGAGGAAAGAAGCCCCGCAGTGACGCGAACGTGATGGAAAACACCACTGCGTGCACAATAACCTGCACGAGTCCCGTTTCCCCTGAAAAGAATGCGCCGCCTGAGGCGGGTGGAAGGGTGAGCAGCACACCTGGGGTCAACAACACAAACAGGATGGCTGGAACAATCAGGTCGGCTGTGGTCATGGTGAATTTAAAAACAAAATTGATGATGACCCATGAGAGGATGGCCATAATGAGCGCATGAAACAGAACCTGGGTCAAAAGTCCAGAGCCTGGGGGGAGACTCGTAATCAAACCTGGACTCAAGAGGGCGAACAGGAGCGTAGGCACCAACACTTTGGGGCCGGTGATGTCAATCATTTATATTAGCTGAGAATCAAACCACGAGTAAAAGTTCTCAGCCTGGACACGATCAGAAATAGCCGGTACATCCTTGATTTTGTTCCAAATTGCTTCACCGTAAAATGATCGTTGAATGGGGTTCCACTTGCTACAATCCATCACAAAATTGACAAAGTTTGGATAGTTGCAATTTCTGTCAAAAATAAGATAGTTGTCATGAGCGAACTCGTTGATTTTTTCCCATGAGAAAAGGAGCTCTTCAGAGTACAAATCTTGCCAACTCTCATCGTCAACGTACTGATCAAAATCATCAGAACCATCAGAGTCGTAAGCGTAGTGGTCGCCCAAATAGGCGTCGCGCGAGTATTCGTCGTTGATACCCATTTTTACTTAATGTTTATACGTTTCAGTCCTCTAAGCCAGCTCTTTGAGGCCTGACACGGAGACGCCTGATTTTTCTTGTACTGGAGCAGCGTCCAGAATCGCCTGGAAGGCCCCCTCCACCTGGGCCTCGTTTCCGCCGAAAAATGATGCTAGACCCCTTTTAATCACATCCTTGGTGATCCCACCACGTGTTTTTTTCGTCTTTAGATTCACCTTGACCTTGTCGTGAACCCGGACCGTGTCAATTTCGTTTTCCTTCATATGATGAGTCACAAACTGGCGAAGATCCTTTTCGCGTTTATTCAAAACACCGAGATCTTTGCGAGCTGCGGCCAACTGGGCTTTGAGACCAACCCACTCGGTCATGGCTGTTTTAAAGTCCATATTTAGTAAGTGCAAAGCACTTATTTACACCAAGCTTAACGCAAGGAATTTCTTTAGTCTAACTAGCTGTACTCGTAGTCGATCTCGAACTTGGGGCGCATCACGTCTGGGGGGATCGTGCTGAGGTTGAAGATGCTCACTGGGGTGCGGGGGTTGAGTGGCTCCGAGCGGATGTCCTGGTTGGCGTTACGCAGAACGCCGCCCAGGGTCTCGGGGTAACCAATCTGGCTGCGGGGATCCAGGTAGTTCTGGTTGCCCAGGATCTTGTCTGGGCTGAACTGACCAAAGTCCTCGGTCGCCACAACGTCACGGGGAATCAGGCTGGCGGACGACACGGTCTGACCGATGTTGTCGCCCATGGAGCCCGCTGGGGCGGGGCGCATGCCCTCGGCCGCCGCCATGCCATGATTGTTCACGCCGCCTGTGCCCAGGTTAAAGCCGCCCACCGCCTGGCTTGGGGCGGCACCGAAGTTGCTGCGACGGCCCCCGAACAGGAGGAAAAGAATGATCACCACGAGGACAACGATCGCTAGACCCTTGCGATTCATTTATATAAGGTTGCGATATTTTTTGTCTAGTCCAAAAAATCTGCTGGGTCCTCCTCGTCCTCGGGCTCGTCCGTGAACATATAGTCTTTGGGGAGGACCGCCTTGGGGGCGCCCCGGACGCGCACCTGGAGCACACGCCAAATTGGACCGAACGACTTTTTCAGAAACCACATGCCGGCCAGCTCAAACATGACGTCGCACTTGGTGTCCGACTTGACGTCCTGAAGCTCAACTGGATTCTTCTGGGTGTCAAAGACAGTCGTGGTCACCTGACCCTTCACGGTGGCGAGCGATGCGCCGAGCAGACCGTCGGTCACGCTCTCCTGGAAGGCGTTCGTGATCGTCTCGTCAGAGAGCTCCTTGCCGAACCAGGCAACCTTGGAAGCCTTGGCCTGGGTTAGCAGCTCCTCGTCAATCTTGGTAAACAACTCCAGACCATCTGGAATCTTGAAGTTCACAGTCTTGGACTCTAGGGAATCCTGGAGAACAAGACCGTTCACCTGATGATGAGCACCTGAAATGCGCAAAAAATACCGACCGTCTGGAAGCTTCTGAGGGGCCCCGTACTCCATCTGTATTAGTTATACAAAAATATTCTTTAACTTTAGTAGGAGATGTCTTCACCGGCGTCGGCAAATTCGTGCAACGCTCGGTACGTACTGAATGACTGTCAGTGCTTGGCTGACCCTATGGATGTGTATTCCACCGCCTGTGTTTACGTCAGTAAATTTAGTGGCTCAGTGTACCCATGTGATCCTGGGTGCTGTGGTAACAAATGCGACAACAAAAATACAAACATCACGAGGACTGAAGTCCGCCCCTCTGCTGGTGTTTCCCTGCCACCTGGGTACGGCCTGAATCTTCTTCAAAATGAAGAGCCGAGTGATATACCAGGCGCGAGTACATTCACACCACTCAAGCCTTATGACTCGGGCTACAAAGTTTGGCAAATTTTGCTCATCGCCTTTTTACCTTTGATTTTGGTGTTGGTGTTGTCACTTTTCCTGACTTAAAGAGACTCGGCATGTGTATTGTATAATGGCAACCATTGAGTCTCTGTCTGTCGCTCTTGAGGCCCTCGCAAAGGAGCAGCGCGCTCTGCGCAAGGATGTTCGCAAGATCCGCCAGCACCTGGAGGATCCCAACGGTGAGAAGCAGGCGGCTCGCGCTCAGAACAACGGCTTCAACAAGCCCCTGGGTGTGTCCGACAAGCTGCGCTCCTTCCTGAACCTGGCAGTTGATGAGAAGATCTCTCGCTCCCAGGTTACCCGCAAGATGAACGAGTACGTGGAGGCTAAGGGTCTGAAGGCTGGTCAGAACATCTCTCTGGACGAGACCATGAAGGACCTGCTGCAGGT